TAGAGGTGTTTCTTTGGTTGCTACAGCTATGGCTAATGTGAAAATGTTAAATGGTTATTTAGAAGCAGAAATAGTTGCAGCTAGAGTTGGTGCATCTAAGATGGGTTTCTTTACCTCACCTGATGGTGATGGATATGTTGGTGATGGTGAATATGAGGATACTTTTAATCCAACAATGAATGCTCAGGCTGGTGTATTTGAACAACTACCTGCTGGAATGTCATTTGAGAGTTTTGACCCTACCCATCCAACATCTGCTTTTGATTCTTTTACAACTAGTGTTTTAAGAAGTATAGCATCAGGTTTAAATATTTCTTATCATTCATTATCTAATGATTTAACTTCAGTTAATTATTCTTCAATAAGACAAGGTGCTTTAGAAGATAGAAGTATGTATCAGATATATCAGCAATTTGTAATTGAGCATTTTGTAAATCCAGTATTCCAATCATGGTTAGAAATGGCTATATCAACTGGATATATTAATTTACCAATGGGTAAATATGATAAGTTTGCTAGGTCAATAAATTACATTCCAAGAAGTTTTGCTTGGATTGACCCACTAAAAGAAATGCAAGCTAATGTAATAGGTTTACAAAATGGAACACTTACTTATTCTGATATTTCTGCTTCTTATGGTAGAGATACTGAAGAGTTATTTGAACAACATCAAAAAGAAATAGAACTAGCGAAACAATATGATATTGAATTAGCTTATCAACCATTTGGTCAAAAATTACCTGTAGAAGCTAAGATACAGGGTGGGGAAGAGGAAGACGATGGCTAGACCAACTGAAGGAATGAAAGTCGAAGCTCAAAAGGGTTTAGACTGGAGAGAAGAATTTGGTCGTGGTGGTACTAGAGTTGGTGCTGTAAGAGCAAGACAAATAGTAGCTAATGAAAACCTATCTGATGAAACTATCAAAAGAATGTATAGCTATTTCTCAAGACATGAAGTAGATAAACAAGCAGAAGGTTTTAATGCTGGTGAGGAAGGTTATCCTTCTAATGGCAGAATAGCTTGGGCATTATGGGGTGGTGATGCTGGTTATAAATGGTCAGAAACAAAAGTAAATCAAATGAAAAAAGAAGAAGAAAGAGCTATGCCTGATGAATTAAAGATTGGTGATTTTGTAAGCTGGAATAGTGCTGGTGGTAGAGCTAGAGGTAAGATAATAAAAATAGAAAGAGATGGGTCAATAAATATTCCAAATAGTGAATTAACTATTACTGGAACTGAAGATGACCCTGCTGCATTAATACAAGTTTATAGAAGTGGTGAACCTACTGATATTGAAGTAGGACATAAATTTAGCACTTTAAGAAAAATTAATCCCATTAGGGATTTTAATGATTTCAATTCTAATGAATTGGAAAAACATCCTTTATCAAAAAATAAAGAGGAGAAAGCTATGAATAAAGAAGATAGACATATCCTCAACGTGAATGAGACTGATGATTCTGTAATCATTGAGTTCTCAAAGCACCACGAGGATGAACATGAAGGTGAAGAAGTAGAAATGCTAGACGAAGTATCTATGGAACATGAAGATGAGGAAAGAAAAGTAATTGATATGCCTATGAAATATAGAACTATCGATTTATCTAAACATTCTTATCTTGATGAGGACAAAAGAATGGTTCGTGTAGGTGTTTCTTCTGAAGAACCTGTTGAAAGAAGTTTTGGCATGGAAGTGCTAGGACATTCTGCTGGAGATATAAACATGGAGTTTATAAATTCAGGAAGAGCACCATTATTGCTTGACCATGACATGACCAAGCAAATAGGTGTAATTGAAGAATTCAAATTAGATGAGACAGCAAAGAGGACAACTGCTGTAGTTAGATTTGGAAAATCTGCTTTAGCTCGTGAAGTATTTGAAGATGTAAAAGATGGTATACGCATGAATATATCAGTCGGATATCGAATCGATAAACTAGAACGCTATGAACAAGATAGCGAGACTTACTACAAAGCTCAATGGACTCCTATGGAAGTATCTTCTGTAAGTGTTCCTGCTGACCAGTCAAGGCTCGTAGGTGTTGGTCGTAGTAAAGATAAACAAAATAATAACATTGAGGTAAAACTAATGGAAAATGAAAAGAAACAAGATATTAATCTTGACGAAGTTAGAGCTCAAACTGTTGAAGACGCTAAAGCTGAATTTAAAAGAAATTCAAAAGAAATTATAGATTTAGCTGTTAAGCACAACAAAAGAGATTTAGCTGACAAAGCAATTAGTGATGGTATCTCTGTTGCAGAATTTAGAGGAATTTTATTAGAAAATATTTCTAACAATACTCCTTTAGAAACTCCTTCAGAAATTGGCATGACTAAAGAAGAAGTTAGAGAGTTCAGTCTAGTAAAAGCTATTAGAGCTATGGCTAACCCATCTGACAGACAAGCACAAAGAGATGCAGAATTTGAATTTGAATGTTCTGCTGAAGCTGCAAGACAGTATGGTAAAGATGCTCAAGGTATCATGTTGCCTGCTGAAGTCCTAAGAACTTGGGGCAAAAGAGACATCAACTCTTCTGATGATTCAACTTTAATAGCTGAAGATTACAGAGGTGGCGATTTTATTGATGTATTAAGAAACGAATCTTCAGTAATGCAAGCTGGAGCAACTATGCTTAGAGGATTACAAGGTAATGTTGTAATTCCTAAGAAAACTGCTGCTTCATCTGCTGGTTGGATTGCAACTGAAGGTACTGCTGCTTCTGAAAGTGAATTCACTTCAGGTTCAGTAACAATGTCACCAAAAGTAATTGGTGCTTTTACTGATGCAACAAGACTCTTATTACAACAATCATCATTAGATGTTGAGAACTTAATCAGAGATGACCTAACAAAATCTATAGCTACTGCTATTGATTTAGGTGCTTTAGCTGGTTCAGGTTCAAGTGGTCAACCAACAGGTATTGCTAGTACTTCAGGTATTAACACTACAACTTTTGCTGCTGCTAACCCAACATGGGCTGAAATAGTAGCTATGGAAAGTGCTGTTGCTAACGACAATGCTTTAACTGGTTCTTTAGCTTACATCTGTAGACCTGCTGATTTTGGTACTTTAAAAACAACTGAAAAGGCTACTGGTACTGCTCAGTTTGTTGTTTCTCCTGATAACACTATGAATGGTTATAATGTTGTTAGAAGTAATCAAGTAACAAGTGGTGATTTCTACTTTGGTAACTTTGCAGACTTATTAATTGGTATGTATGGTGGACTAGATATTACTGTTGACCCTTATGCATTATCAACTTCAGGTGGAGTAAGAATTGTTGCTCTACAAACTGTTGATGTTGCTGTAAGACACGCAGTATCTTTCTGTAAATCAAGCGACTAATTAACTGATGCTTAAATGGAATGGGGGTAGCAATACCCCCAACTTAGAAATGAAAAAATATAAAATATTAACAGATACAATGGCTGGCGGTTCTAAAGTTCATGCTGGCGATATAGTTGAATTACCTGAACATGAAGGTCATGCTTTATGTGGATATGGTAAAGCTGAAGTTCATGTAGGTAAGCCTAAAGCTGAAAAACAAGATAGAAGCGTAGGTTTAAAAACTTCAAAAACAAAAGCTCCAAAAACAAGAGCTAAAAAATAAATCATGCCTTTAGAGAGTGCATTAGATTTTAACGCCTATGTTGATACAACAACAGGTCATGGTGTTACTGCTACATTCTTTGAAGTCCAATCTTCACTATGGGATTCAAGACAAGGATTTATTGATACTTGGTTTGATATTGATTCAGGAGATGCCTATAGTGTTAATATCATAATAGACCAAGAATATTTCAATATTGAAGGTGGTACTGTTCCTGTTGCTGGTTATCAACCTAGAGCAATAATTAAATCATCTGATGTACCCTATATATCTCAAGAAGATAAATTAGTTGTTGATGCAATAACAACTGATAAAGGAAGTGTTCTTAAACCTGAAACTACATTCTTAGTAAAAACAGTAGAACCTGATAATACAGGATTAGTTTCATTAGTTTTAGAGGAACAATAATGTCTCAATTTAGATTAGAAACTGAATTAGATATGGCTGGATATTTAGATATTAATTTTGGTCATGGAGTATCTGCTGTTTATACAAATTCAGGTACTTCTACAACTATTAATATTATTTTAAATAATGAATATGTAGAACAAGAAGAAGGCATTGGTGTAGAAGCATTAAAACCAATAGCCTATTGCAGAACTATAGATGTTCCTAATATTGCATTTGGCAATAGATTAGATGTGTCTGCAATTAAAGATACAAATGGTAATATACTCAAAGCAGCACAAAGCTATACTGTTGTTAATATACAAGCAGATAGAACAGGTTTTAGTGCATTAATGTTAGAGGAAATATAATGGCAAATCACGTTAGACAACAAATCAGAGAAAAGTTTGGTACTACTTTAACTGGTTTAACTACAACTGGTTCAAGAGTTTATGAGTCAAGGGTTTATCCATTAGAAACAGTACCAGCATTAGTTATCTATACTAAGTCAGAAACATCTGAGCCAATTGTTATAGGTACTGATAGAGTTATGAGTAGAGAGTTGTCAGTAGTAGTAGAAGGATATGCAAAAGCTACTAGTGACTTTGATGATACTATTGATACAATATCAAAAGAAGTTGAAGAAGCAATAGCAGCAGATAGAACTTTAGATGGATTAGCTAAAGACTGCTATTTAGAATCAACAGAAATAGAGTTTAATGGTGAAGGTGAGAAACCACTAGGATATGTGAGTTTAACCTTCTTAGCAAATTACTATGTTCAGGAAACAAATCCTGACGTAGCAGTATAGGAGACAATTATGAAAATGATTAGTCCTGATGGCAAAGTTTCTATAGAAGCTCATCCTTCAAAGGTTGAGTCTTTATTGAATATGGGTTGGAAAGAGGAAGCAGTCCATTCGCAAGATAAAATTAAATCTTCTTCTAAGAAAAAGTCGAAAGACGAGGTAGAAAATGGCAACACATAAAGGAAGTGAAGGAACTGTAAAAGTCGGTTCTAATGCTGTAGCTGAAATTAGGTCTTACTCAATCGAAGAATCTGCTGATACTTTAGAAGATACTTCAATGGGTGATTCTGCTAGAACATATAAATCATCATTGACTTCTTTCTCAGGAAGTTTAGATGTATTTTGGGATGAGACTGATACTAGTGGTCAAGGTGCTTTAACTATTGGCTCAGAAGTAACACTAAATGTTTATCCTGAAGGAGATACATCAGGTGATACTTATTATACTGGTTCAGCTATTGTTACTGGTGTTTCAAGAAGTGCATCATTTGATGGATTGGTTGAAGCAA